ACATGATGCGGCAGTCGCAGTTTCGCAGCATGGAGTGGAGCTACGACGTGGGGGCTGATGCCAATGGCGCCCCAACCATGGATTTCAGGCTTGTCTACAACTCGAATGTCACGGGCGCGGGCACCTACAAGCTGAAGTTCAAGGGGCAGGCCACCGTCAGCGGCGTCACCAACAAGGTCTACGACGCGGGCGCGAACACCACGACGGCAGATTTTGTGCTTGCCAGCAATGCCACGGGCAATGCCTGGATCGAGTTCACCAACACCCGCAGGACGCCAGAGTCTGTTGCCGCCGATGGCGTGACCGAAGTTCAGTTGTTCCGCCCTGGCTACGCAACGGACGGGTCGGCGGTCTTCACCACCGAGTTCATCGCGGCAATGCAAAAGTTCAACGTGATCCGCACGATGGACTTTGTGCAGGCCAACTTGAACCCAACGGAGGCGTGGGCGGATCGCACGAAGATCAACTTCCTTGGCAACACCGACATCAAGGGTCAGTCTTGGGAGCTGATGATCCTGCTCGCCAATGCCGCAAACCGTGACCTGTGGATCAACGTGCCGGTCAAGGCCAACGATGCCTACATCGACAAGCTGGCCAAGCTGTTCCGGTACGGCTCGGATGGTAGCGAGCCCTACACCTCTGTGCAGGCATCCCCGGTCTACCCGCCGCTGAACCCTGGCCTGAAGGTCTACGTCGAGTACGGCAATGAAATCTGGAACACGGGACCGGGCTTCAGTGGCTTCGGTTGGTGCTTGGATTACGCAAATGCCAACCGGCTGAACACCAGCCACCCCATCGCCTACGACGGCGCGGTGACGGATCAATGGCTGGCCCTGCGTCGCTGGGTGGCCTATCGCTCAGCAGCGATCAGCCTGGCCTTCCGGGCTGTGTTCGGCGATGCGGCCATGATGAGTCGCGTGCGCCCGATCCTGTCAACCCAAGTGGGCAACGCCAACAACTACCTGCGTGACGGCCTGCTGTGGGCGGATGGTTATCACGGGAATGTTGGCTCCCTCTGGTACGGTGGTGGCGGTGCGGCCTACTTCCCGACCGACACAGAGCCGACTGACACTGAGCCCGCGACGATGACCGCGTACTTCGCGGGCCTTCCGTCTGCGCTGTTCGCAACCCGCGTGGCCACCGACACCACCTGGGCCAATGGCTTCGGTCTGAAGAACATCGCCTACGAGGGTGGGCCTGACCCTGGTGGTAGTCCGCTGGGCGGCATCTCTGGTTCTGTGGAGCTGTGCTACGCCTACAGCAACGACCCCCGCATGAAGGACCGCATGCAGGTGGCGCACAACGCCTGGGTCGCCAACGGCGGTGACATGCTGGTTTACTACATCTACAGCGGCCCGGCGCCGTGGTCGTTCACGAACGGGGTTTCTGGCGCAGTGGTGTCTGACACGACCAGCATCAAGATGCAGGCCATCGACGCCATCCGCGCTGGGTCATCCGTGGCGCCAACGCTGGGCACGCTGGTCCCTGGCACGGTCTATTTCCGTGACGCAAACTCTGGGGTCATCGACATCACGGAAGGCGGCACGCAGTGGGGCTACAGCGGCACGGCCTACCGTATCAGGCCGCACGCCACGGACCCTGCGAAGTCTGAGTTCTTGCTGATCCCGACGCATACGACTGCAGGCGGGACGTTCAATGTCTCCTACACGGCCTATGACGCCGAGGTCGGTGCCAGCGCGGACATCTTCGCCAATGGCGTGCTGCTGGGCACCGTGCTGGCGAACCAGGGCGCGGCGGGGCAGGCCATCAAGAGCCAGACCATTGCTGCCGTGCTGGAGCCTGGCGTCACGGTGTTCCGCATCCGCACCAAGGTCGGCACGGAGCTTTGGCTCAAAGACCTGATCGTCGAGCCTGCATGATCACCAGATGGATAGGCCGTTGATCTGGCCGCGTTTCCCCGCGCTGTGATGAGTGCGCAAGTTTAACCACCCCAGCAATTATAAACCTTCAAATACTCTTTTAGTTTCTTAGCCTCTTTTTCGGAAGAGGTTAAGTCTCTAGAAGCTTTAAGTTTACCTTGCTTGGATTCAACTTGCCCAGAGGCTTGTTGTAAGAGTAGTGCAGCACTTGGATTATTCTTAACCTTAATTTCTACTTCTAATTCTTGTCCTAGGTTATCAAACTTAGAAAACAAGTTAAGAAGAATATAACCAAGGTTAAAAGAAGCCATTTGCTGTACTAACTCTTTATCTTTGTCCCAGTACTCAATCTCTTGCTTATAGTAAGTAATATCTAAGTAAGTATCTAACTTAGTCAAAGTGACTTTAATCCTCTTAGCTTTGTTTTGCATCCTGCACTCCTTAAGTTGAAACAGGAACAGATCCTAACAGAGCTAGAAAGATTTGTCAAGAAGAAATTAGATAATACTTGAAATTACTCCTACTGCATGATATAATTCATTATTAATGCTTTAGTACCTTAATCAAATATGCAAAAAGAAAACAAAACCGTTCAGGTTGCTAAAGCCAAGAACGAAGAATTAATGCAGGCTACTTTTGTAGTAATGGTTCCTGATGAAGTTGATTTCCACGGAGACGTAACTTCAGAAGAAGAAGTAAGAAAGGCATGTCATAACTTTAATAAGTTCAGTATGCAACCTAACTTATTTCACCTGCAAGAAACCACTACATTTGAATTTGCTGAAAGTTATATCAGCCCTGTAGATTTTGTCCTTGAAGATAAACTAATTAAAAAGGGAACTTGGCTTTGTACTATTCAGTGCTTAGATCCTGAACTTTGGGCTCTTGTTAAGTCTGGTGAGATTAACGGAGTAAGTATTGGTGCTTTAGCTGTAGCTGAAGACCTAGAATAAGAAAGGTTTTAGATGCCACGTAAAGCAAAACGAAATTTATCAGAGATTGATTTCTCTAAAGAAGGGGGTCACGTAGCCCTAACTTGTAAAGCGCAGTCAGGCCCTGCCAACGGTCATGATTATGCTCTCTTACTAAAATCATCCCAACGCTCTCCTGAATTTATTCAGAAGGCTAGTATGGTTAAAGTAGAGATGGAAATCACTGAGTATCTGCGTAAGTTCTTTGGATTGTATTGGGAAGATGCAGAAGTGCTCGCTCGTTCAATGGGATATATCACCAAAGAACTTGAAGACGAAATGGAAGATGCTGCCGAAGGTGAATCAGAAGAGACTTATCAAAGCTATATTGCTTCTAAAGTAAATTCGATTGAAATCATCAAGTCACTTAAGTCTTCAGACAATCTGATCAAGGCTGTATCAACTCTGACAGAAGATGAGTATCTTTCTGTACTAAAAGATCAAGAGCTAGTTGAGAAAGCTCTTAAAGAATATTCTCCTGTAACTAAATCAAATAAGGAATTAGAAACTATGCCTCAAGCAAAAGTTCCAGAAGTCAAGGAAGAAACTGTAGCAGAACTTATTGCAAAGTCGCAATTTGATCTAGTACAGAAAGCTCTAGACGAAAATAAAGTAGAACTGCAGAAAGCCTTAGAGCTAGTAGAGCAGTTTAAGCAAAAAGAAAAAGAAGCTATTACTAAGGCTCGCTTCGAAGTACTTAAAGCTGCTGTAAAAGATACAGCTAAAGCTGAAGTAATCTTCAAGGCTCTGAACCTAGTACAGGACGAAACAGAATTCCAAGCAGTCGTAAAAGCTGTTGGTGATCTAGCTCTGCAAGTAGAGCAAAGTAATCTTTTTAGTGAACAAGGTGTAAGCGGAGATGCTGGTGAAGCTATCGAAGAAAACCCTGTAGCTAAAATCCTAAAGGCCAAATACGGTCCAAAACAATAATCTTTAATTGGAGAAAATAAATGAGCGTAATTGCTACTGAAGGTAAGAAGGTTTCGGACCTACTTGTTAATGAACTTTGGGCTGATCTAGGCTACTGCCGTACTACTTACACCTATAACGGCGCAGCTAGAACCTTCGCTATTGGTGAACTAGTTACTGCTGTTGGTGGTGTTCCTGCTGCTGCAGCTAACATTACAGGTATTGTACTGCAATCAGTTACAGCCCCTCTAAACACTAACACGACTCTGACCGTACTTGAAAAGGGTCCAGCAGTTGTTAAGGGTGGTGGTATTGTACTAGGTCTTCTAACTCTGCCTAACGTCACTACACAACTTAAGACTATGGGCATTGCAGTCCTAGAAACTATCTAATCAACAATAACTAAAGGATTTATAAAATGCCTGTAACTCGTAGTTTTACCGATGCCTTTGGTCTTGTTGACCATTCGCGTGAACTAGTCTCTGTACCTAATGCATGGACTCTACTTGGTGATTCCGGTCTGTTCACTGCAGAACCTCTATCACAAAACACTACTACTTTCGTAGAACAATCAGGTACTCTAAGCCTGATCAAGGACCAAGTTCGTGGTGTTAAGCCTCAAGCTAACCTGAATGATTCACGTAAGCTACACAGCTATACCCTAGCTCACTATCCTATCGTAGACGCCCTACATCCCTGGGATCTACAAGGTAAGTCTGCTTACGGTGATCTAACTCAAGCTGATACTGAAGCCGCTGCTCTAGTCCGTAAGATGGAAAAGATCCGCAAGTCTTATGCAATTACTCAAGAAGTAACTCGCTTCAAGACTCTAACTTCTGGTGCTGCTTACGCTCCTAATGGTACTGTAGTTGCTAACTACTACACTGACTTCGGTATTACCCGTAAGGAAGTAGACTTCGTACTAGGTACTGCTATTACTGACGTAGTTGCTAAGGTTGAAGAAATCATTGCTTCAATGCAAGACGGTGCCAAGGATGGTTCAGTGATCACTGGCGTAACTGCTTATTGCAGCCCTGAATTCTTCGCTGCTCTTATCTCTCACGCTAAGATCCAAGCTGCTTATCAGTACTACTCAGCCACTGCCAACCAAGAGATTCTACGTAATCGTGCTGGTGGTTCTGGTCTATATCGTAGATTTGAATACGCTGGTGTAACCTTCATTGAAGTTCGTACAGTACTTGGTGGTGAACGTCTAATTCCTGCTAAGGATGCAGTGTTCGTTGCTAACGGTGTTGATGACGCTTTCGTTACTTACTTTGGTCCTGCTCTACGCTTCGGCTTTGAGAATACCATCGCTATGGAACAATATCTATGGACATTCCGTGACCAACGCGCCACAGAAATCACTGTAGAAGCTGAGTCTAACTTCCTCAACGTGCTGCGCAAGCCAGCTCTAGTGGCAAGAGGCTACATCACTTGATGAGAGTGATTCTCATCTAACTATAACCCCTTCGGGGGTTATTCCAATATAGAGGTTGTCTTTCTATTGGAATAACTCTAGAACAAATAAAGGAAAGAAATGGCAACAATATCTGATGTGAAAATGGAGCTGGGTGACACTGATGTCAACTTTCCTATCCTTTCTGATGACGAGTATACTTATTTTCTAACCAAGAATTCATCTAACCTAGCAAGAACTTCAATGGATTGTGCTAGGGCTATCTTGATGAAGCTCAGTATGAGAAGTGAAGACACAATTGACATATTTAGCATGAAGAGTGCTAAGACAGCCAATCAATACATGCTCGCTCTTCAACTCTACATCAAAGACCCTAACCTAAATCCTCTCATGCAGAATTTACAAGGTTATGCTGGTGGTGTAAGTATTTCAGACATGCAAGCTAATGATTCTAACTCTGACAACAATAGAGCAATCAGGCCTTCTGAATCAGGTTGTAGCCTTCCTTTGGATTTCTTTGGATAAGCTATGATAGAACAAAGCTTAAACGAAGTCATAGCGAGGCATGGAGTATCTGTAACTTATACTAAAGTCCAGACTAGCTCTTATAACCCTGACACAGGTACAGTAGATTCTACTACATCTAACTTTACTCTAAAGTCTTATCCTAAACAGATCAAGGCTAATGCGTATAACATGCCTAGCTTAATTGGTAAAGAAGTAATCATGTTTTACTTCAATGCTAAAGCTTTAAAAGCAGTAACCTCTTTATCTCTAAAAGATAGTATCACTTACAACTCTAAAGTTTATAATATTGATTCCTATTCTGAGCATGTGTATGCAGGGGAAGTCTTACTGTATAAGGTAGTTGCTGTAAAGGGTTAATATGCTTGAGATTGATACTAAAGGTTGTCTAGCTAGTTTAGAGAAGTATAAGTTAGATTTAGAAAAAAGACTAAAGACTTTAGTTCATCGTACTGTTAGTTATTGGGCTTCAGGTGTTGTTGAGATTACACCTGTTGGTGATAGCCTGACATATAGAGCACTTTATGAGAGGCGTCCTGAAGGCTGGGCCAAGGAAGAGGGACTATTGATGGGTAACTGGAGGTTGAGAAATTTTGACGTTCCTGTAGGTTTAATGAATTGGGATTCTTCTAGAACTGGTGTAGATACTTCAGGTAGAAACCTAACTGCTCAAGCAGAATCGTTTAAAGACGCCTACAAGCTCGGGGATACGATCACCCTATACAATGCTACCCCTTATGCAAATGAAGTCACTGTACGAGGTTCTGGAGGCTCTGAGACGGTCCCTGTAAAGGCTGATGCTCTAGCTGCCTTGATGAACACTTATAAATACGCTTACTCTGCTCTAACCTAAAGGAATAATATGGCAATTAGCTTTATCAAGAAAGCAGCAGAAAAGCACTTACTTACCTTATCCCCAAGTATTCCAACAAGCTTCGAAGGGGTTAATTTTGATCCCCCTCAAGGGATGTATCAAAGGACTCAATTCTTAATAAGAAGTCCAGAAGATCCTGTGCTTGGAACTGGATACTACAGAGAGAACGTAAACTTTCAAGTCTATGTAAGTATCCCAGATGGAAATGGTACTGGTGATGCTTATAGACGTGCTGAATTAATCAGGAACTTATTCAAGAAAGGTACTACTTTAGTAGAGTCAGGAATTATGATTCATGTACTGAGTACTCCTAAAGTAAGTACAGATATGCAAGCTTCAGGAAGAATTATTGTTCCTGTCTTTATTGATTTAACTGCTGAAGTCTATTCAGTATAAAACCAAGGTCGTACTTAGCACCTTTAAAGCTGAGATTCTATTGCAATAGATTTTAATAAGGAAATATAAATATGGCTATCGCTCGTGGTGTAGCAAAGAAAGTGGCATACAAGAAGGAAACTGCTGGGTGGCCGTGGGCGCCCTGGGGTGAACTTCCTGGGCCCGCTGGAGCTAAATACCTTCGTAGAGTTACCTCTGACTTTACTCTAAATAAAGAAACTTACGAATCTAATGAAATTCGTACTGACTATCAAGTAGCTGACTTCCGTCATGGTGTTCGTTCTGCTGCTGGTACTCTAAACGGTGAACTATCTGCTGGTTCTTACTCTGATTTCATGGCTGCTGTAGTTGCTCAAGACTTTGCTGCTGTATCAAGTATTACTTCACTAAGTATTACAATTACTGCTCCTGTCTCTGGTCTACAAACTGTAGTTCGTGCTACTGGTTCATGGATTACTGATGGTGTTCAAGTAGGTAACGTAATTCGCCTATCTGGTGGTACTCTACCAATCGACACGACAGGTGTGAACCTACTAGTTGTTGATGTAGTTGCTCTAACTCTAACTGTTCGTGTAGTTAACGGAACAACTCTGACTACTCAAGGCTCTGCTGTAACTGGTGTTACTTGTGCAATCCCTGGTAAGAAGACTTTTGCTCCTACAACTGGTCATACTAATGACTCGTTTACGATTGAACAATGGTTCTCTGATATCTCTCAGTCTGAAGTTTACACAGGTATGAAAGTTGGTAGTGTAGCCATGCAGCTACCTTCAACTGGTCTAACTACTGTAGATATTTCCTTCCAAGGTAAAGACCTAACTTCAACTGGAACTACTCAGTACTTTACTTCACCAACTGCTGCTAGTTCAACTGGTATCTTTGCTGCTGTAAACGGTGCTGTTATCGTAAACGGTGTACCTTCTGCTGTTATTACTTCTGCTGACTTCACTGTAGAACGTGGTCTAGAAGCTGCTAACGTAGTAGGTAGCAACAACGCAAGTGACATTTTCACTGGTCGTATTCGTGTAAATGGTAACATTAGCGTTTACTTCCAAGATGCTGTTTACCGTGATATGTTCAAGGACGAAACAGAAGCTTCGATTGTGTTTGCTCTATCTGCAGATAACTCTGGTGGTGCTGACGTACTATCATTCGTTATGCCCCGTGTTAAGCTCGGAAGCGCCTCGGCCAGCGACAGTGAGATGGGTCTTATCACTCAACACTCATTCGTAGCTCTCCTAAACACAGTAACAACTGCAGGTCTTCCAGCTACAACTATCCAGATTCAAGATACTTCTCTCTAAGTCTACTAAACTCCCTTGGTTCACTCCTTGGGAGTTTTTTTATTGCCTGAATATTTCTTCCAGAGCTATTGCAAATTAGTATTCTCTGTGATACAATTACTTTTGGATAGCTGGTAAAGAACTAGCTAATTTGTAAACTGAAAAGGAGTAATTTATGGCACTAGACCTAACTAAGAACGACCTATCAGCTAAGGCTGAAATTGGATATGAATTTGAACTAAAGCTTCCTGACTCTGAAGAAGACTCCGGGGCTTTTGTAACTGTACGTGGAGCTGAGTCTAAGTCAGTAAAGGCTTACCAGCGACTGAAGTTCAAGGAATACCAAGCTCGTAATAACGCAGCTAAGAAGCGTAACAAGGACGTAGATGACTTTAGTATTGACGAAGCAGAAGAACTGGCTGTAGAAGCTGCTGTAGGTCGTATCAAGGACTGGAAGGGTATTTCTGAATCAGGTAAGGATGTTCCTTTCACCAAAGAGAACGCTACTCGCATTCTAACTGAGCATTCATGGATTCGTGAACAGATCATGGAGGCATCAAACGATCTAATCAACTTTCAAGGAAACTGAACTAGAACAAGCACTAGAGTTTTGCAAGCAGGAAATTAAGCTTAACAAAGTAGAGCAGGATGGTAAAACTACCAGAGAGCATTTACTTGCTATTGAAAAACAAATAGGAATTAAGCCTAAAGAGCTAGAGGATTTAGTAGAGTTACCAGAATGCTTTGTGCATTGCTGGATGGACTTTGTTAATCTCTCTAGTACTCGTCCTGTTGGCATGGGTGTATCGCCTATAACTTATAGTGAAATTCTAGCTTATTCTACCTTGAACAATATTGATTATGATCCCTGGGAAATACAAGTCATAAAGCTATTTGATAGAACAGCTTTAGATTTATATAACGCAGAGAATGCCATAGAGAATAAAAAGAAGAAATAATACTAGCCCATTGACTCTGCTAAAGGGTTAGTGGGCTTTTTAGTTTAAAGCTTATATTAGTATAAATAGCTGTGTTTCTAGTAACATAAGCTTTATCAACAGGAGATAAATATGGATTTAGATAGCATTAATTTTAAGGTTGAAACAGGAGAACTAGCAAACGCTATCACCTTACTAGGTGGAGTTACTAAAGCTGTCTCGGGTCTAACCGAAGCTGTTACTAAACAAACTGCAGCTAAGGCGGCTGGGTCAAAAGCAAACGCTGAAGAATTATCTTCACTACGTGAACAAGCTGAACTCAAAGGTGTAGAAGCTGATGCTGCTAAGAAGTCTGCTCAAGCTGCTGAAGCAGGGAGTAAAGCTAAAATAGCTAAGATCAGAGAAGAGAGAGAACTTACTAAGGCTGTTAAGGATTCTATTAGTATTTCATCTGCTGCAGTTGATCAGATGTCAGCAATAGACAGGATCAATGCAAAACAAGCTCTTTCTCTACAGGTATTAAGAGGGGAAGTGATTGGTACAGCAGATGGCGTAGCCTTTCTTGGTAGCAGCTTTACTAGATCACAAGCTGGTATGCTTGCTAACTTGCAATTGCTTGGCGCTACTGGTAAAGAGCTACAAACTCTAGCTGCTTCTTTCAAAGATTATAATGCAATTACTGGATTAAATACATTCGATAAGAGTGCTTCTGGTATTTCAAAGATGAAGAAAGAGCTTCAGGAGCTGAATCAAGTTAATTCTATTTCAGAGAGTGGGCTTAAGCTAACTAGAGATGAAATTACTAACTTTGTAAGAGATTCAGAAAGACTTGTTCAACAACAAAAATCAGAAGGTCACTCAGCAGAATGGCTAGCTGAAGAGCAGAAACAATTACGTGCTTCTTACATTAGTACTTCTGTTGAACTGAACAGATTACGTGCTGAATCTAAGCAAATGGAAGATCAGGCCAGATTACAAGCTAATGCTCAGATCAAAGCTGCAAACGATACAGCTAAAGCTCAAGACTATGTAGCTCGTGAAATGAATCGAGTCCAACAAGCTACAATCAACTCTAGAGATGGTACAACTACTTCTACTTCTAACCAACTTGTTAGAATGGAAGCTGCTTTGAAAGCTTCAGGTATCTCTGCAGGAGAAGCAGCTAATAAGATTCGAGTATACAAGGATCAATTACTTGATTTACAGAAAGTAGCCAACAACAAACAGATTGATAACATCTCTAGAGCCCTTGGTCCTCAGATTACCGACATTGGTGTAGGTCTAGCTACAGGACAATCTCCTTTTACTATTCTACTACAACAAGGTGGTCAATTACGTGACCAAATGGCTCTTGCTGGGGTTGCTGCCGCAGATATGGGGCAAGCTATTCGCAGGGCAGGTGCTGAGATGGGCTCTAGTATCTGGACTACAGGTAAAGGTGTTATCACTGGTATCGGTGGCGCTTTACTTGATGTAGGTAGATCAGCCGGTGAAGGTGTTGGTACAGCGATTCTAAAGATGGTTGACTTTAGTAATAAAATACAAGGTACAACTAAAGCTTTAGTGGGTGGAGCAAGTTATGCCGATGCCTTAAAAGCTGGAAGAGATTATCAGAATAGGTTCAATGCTGAAGTTGCTAATGGTAACGGTGCTCTATCAAAGATGTTTGAATTTCTAACTAGTAGTAGTGCCAATACTATATTTGCAACTGGACTACTTTCATTAACTGCAGTTTTAGTTACTTTAGGTGTTCAACTCTATAGAGTAACAACTGCTTCAGATGAGATGGTTAGAAGTTTAGTTCTAAGTGGTGCTTCTCTCGGTCTTACTAAAGATGCAGCTACTCAGTTTGCGTTTGGAATGAACCAAGTAGGCGTATCAACAACTGACGCAATGAAGGCTTTATCTGAAATTGCTAAAGCTGGTAATATCCCAAGAGAATCAATTGAAGGAATTACAAAAGCTGCAGTTGACTTACAAAAGTATGGTGGTGTTGCAATGGAGGACACCATTAAGAAGTTCTCTGCAATGGGTAAGGATCCAGTTAAGGCTTTGTATGAATATGCAAAAGCTTCGGGAGAAGTAAACGAAGAAACCCTACTCACTGTTGAAAGTCTATATCGTCAAGTCTCGGCGGCTAAGGCTGTAGAGTTAGCTGTAAAAGCCATGCAAGAAGGGACAACTCGTTCTGTTTCTAGGATTAAAGATGATCTATCCCCATTAGAACAACTCTTCATTGATATCAAAACAGCAGTTGGAAGTTTAGTTACTGAAATTACAAAGCTACTAAATTCAAATACCGTAATTGCTACTCTAAGAGACACTACTGCCAGTTTAGCATCTGTACTTTTATCTATACCATTGAATCTTCAGAAGATTGCAATTATGAAAGATGCATGGGGTGGAACTAAAGAGGAGATTAAAGCTGCTGTCGATGAAATGAAGAAGTTGGATGCGGCTTATAACCTGCAGATTAAAAATCTAAAGGAAGGTTCTAAAGCGCAGGCTGGGATGACAAAGGAACAAGCTGCTGCAGATGTAAGACGTAGACAAGCAAATGAAGAATCAGCTAGAGCCTTAGAAGGTATCTCAGCAGTGATGCAGGGGATCAGTAAAGAGAATCTAAAAGAAGACTCTAAGGTTAAGTCTAGAACTCAGTATGTAAACGATTACATAGAAGCTAAGAGAGTAGAAGCTGCATTGATTGCAAGAGTAAACACAGATAATATCTTTTTTATTGACAAAGAAATTGCTGCACTGACTAAAAGAGCTAATGCTGAGTATGAAGCTCTGCATAAATCTGAAAACAGTAAATCTACTCCAAAAGTTGAGTCAGGAATAAATAAGCAAGATGCCTATAACCTTGCTACTATTACAGCCTCTAGAAAAGAACTTGAAGCCCAGAAGGCTTCTGTACTGGGTTTAACCGAAGCTGAAACGAAATTAAACAAGGTTAAGCAAGATGGTAGATATCTAGATATGCCTGCCCGGATCAAGGAAGAAACAGAAGCTAATTATAGACTGGCTGCTTCTCTTGAAACATATGCCAAAGGTTTAGATGATATTGCTAAAGCTAGAGAGCGGGACAGTCAGATTGCTGAAGAGTTCAGAATGCAGAATGAATCTGAGACTGACAGACTCCTGCTATCTAACGCAGAGTACGAAAATCAACTAGACCTCCTTGGTAAGTCAGCAGAGGAACAAAAACTAATCAATCTGGAATATCAGAAAAAGATTGATTTGATGAAGCTTGATCTAAAACTCAAACTTGATATCGCCGCAGCTTATCGTAAATCTCCAGAGAATGTTTTACTTGCAATGAAACAAGAGGAAAAGTTAAGAGAAACTTACATGAAAGATGTAGATTTACTTAACAAGAATTCTGCTGTCAAAGCTACTCAGGCTTACGCAGCTGAATTTGATGGTATTCGTTCCGCAATGTCAGAAACTATCTCCGATGCTTTATTCCACGGTGGTAAAGGTGGTTCTAAGAAACTTCGTGATGCAATCATGGATCAACTTAAGAAGCCTATTAACGTAGTCATCAATGTAATTGCTAATGCTGTTACAAATGGTATTCAAGGGATGATTG